AACAGGCCGCCGAGCCCACCGCCGCCGCCACCAGCCGCCGCGCCGCCAGCCCCAGTCGCGCCAGCTGCCGCACCTCCGCCGCCGAGGCCGCCCAGGCCAAGCATCGACCCGATGTTGCCAAGCACCCCGCCAAACCCAGCACCGAAGGAGCCGCCAGAGAGCAGACTCCCGATCCCCTTCATCAGCCCACCTAGGACGTTGTGGATAATGTCTCCGACGATGTCCATCAGGCCTTGCTTGAGCGACTGCCAGATCGAGATGAACCCGTCCTTGAATCCAGTCACGCCGAAGATCATGGAGGCGAACGTATCAGACGCACTGGTTCGCATGTGTTCCCACAGGCCATCCCAGAGCGTCGCGACACGCTCGACTGCAGGCGCCAGATTTGATTCGATCTGTTCAGGCAGTCCCATTAAGAGCTCGGTCGGAAGGTTGGTCGTCAGGAGTGCCTTTGGCGTGTTCTGTAGCATGTAAAGCATGCCTTCGCCCATATGGCGGTAATAGTCCATCTGGGCTTTGTCGGCTTCCATGAGCCTCACGCCAACTTCGTTGAGGTATTTGCGATAAGCGGCCTCTTCTCTTTCAATCGCCCGTGCGGCTTCTTCGTGAGCCTTGTTCGTGTCCCGTTTCTTGGCGGCAAGGTCCCGCGTTAGTTGCGCCTGTTCAGCCATGCCCACGTTAAGCGGCTTGAGACCAGAATCGTTTAATCCCTTCGCTCTGTCCTCCGCAATTTTCAACGCCGCCGCTAACCCGTCATCGCCGATGGCTTGCGTCGCCGATGGTGCGCCAGTCGTGACTGACGCCAAGTAGCGACCGAGCATGTCGAGGCCTTCGGTGGCCGCATCAATGGCCGTAGCGATCCCTTCCATGACTCCGGCCAGGATTCCGCCGCCAAACGTTCCGAGAAAGACTTCTCCAGACGCCGTCATGTGATCCCAGGCGTCTCCAAGACGATCCGCAGACTTGGCCGCATTCTCCGTTGCGACCGGCGCTTCGCTGAGCTTCTGAATGAATTCCGGCAGGATCTGCTGGATCTCTTGTCCTGCTCTGCCCATTAACTCAAAGGCATACGCATCCTTCAGCGCCGGATCCTCGACTTCCTGCAGCGCCCGCGCGAGCATGATGAACCGTTGTTCTGGATCAACGTTTTTGAGCTGGGTGAACGACACGCCCATGCGCTCGAGTGTTTGGACGAACCCCTTATCGCCCGTCGCGACATTGCGATTGATCATCTCCATCGCTCGCGCGACTGTCTGCAGCGAAGACCCGCCCTGTTCGGCCGCGAACTTGAACCGCTGAACGGCTTCCGCGGAAATATCAAGCCGGTTGGAAAAGTCGACAATGAGACTGCCCCAGGCCCCGATCCGCTCGATGTTGACAGCAGCGACAGCCGCCCCAATCGCCGAGAAGACACCCACTGCGACGGCGCCCAAGGAGCCGAATGACCCTTGGGCCGTGTTCATGGTCTGGCCCATCTGCGCGACTTTGTCTTCAAAGTCCTTCGCGTTCGCAGAGATCCGAACGGCGAGGTTGGCGACTGTTCCCATCTAGACCTGTGGTTTTGGCTTCCGTCCGAGTAACTTGTCAACCGTCGGAGGCTTCTTACCCTTCCGCATGTGCGGTGCATACATGTGCATCACCAGCCACGCCACACGCTCATACTCACGCTCTTGCCGCTGTTCGTATCCGGCAACCATCGCCTGAAATTCCGCCGGCGTCATGCGCCAGAACTCCCACGGCCTGAGCCCAATCTCGCAGGCCTTCTCTTGCGCCGACGTGAAGTAGTCCCGGAAGCCGCTTAGGTCGCGACTTCCGGGGATGCGTTTCCCTCGTCGGCCTCGTCCACCTTCGGCTTCTTCGGCTTGAGCACGCCACCCGCCACAAGCGCTGACTCGATCACGTCGGCCAGTTCGTCCAGCGTCTTGCCCTGGCCGATCCAGTGGTCTTGGATCAGATCACCAGCTTTGGACAGGTTCATCTTCGGATCCAGCCACCGAAGCCCAAACGAGAGCAACACGCGGATCCCTTGGAATTGCGTGGTCTGCAAGAGTTCGCGGAAATCCTTGTTCGTGAACACCTCGATGTCGGCAATGTCGTTGTGCCGATACCGCAGCTTCTTCTTGCCGTCGAGTTCGATGTTGACGTAGGGTGCCTCTGACACTGTCCCCTCCAGAAAGGACGACGCGCGTTCCAGATCGCGCGCCCCCTGTTAGACCGCCGCTCCGGTGTTCCTGATGTCCACCACGAACTCACCCGTCGTGGCCGTGGCATAGCCCAGACGGACGATCTTGTTGGTGCTCACGAGGTCGGCCTGTGCCGCAATGCCACCAGCGGTCGCGCTGACGACATACGTCGTGGTTTTGGCAGTCGTCGCGCCAATGTTGAGCGTTGCGCCAGTCCCGGCATACGTCACCGGCTGTCCGCTGCTTGCCGCATGCAGCGCAATCCCGACTGCGTCGGCTTCGGCAGCCGTGCCATCGGACTGCGCGAGCTTCAGCGTGCTCACCGTGCTGTCCAGATAGAGTGCCTGGCCAGCCGTGATCGTGGCCCCAGCCACGCCAGTGACTTTCGTGCCACCCGTCCACAGGACGTTGGCCGGAGTGATTGTGAGATCCGCCATGTCAGTAGACCCCCACCGTCAGATCGCCGGTGATTCGGAATTCGGCTTCCCATTCCTGCGCGTTGTCGATTGCCGCCTTCGCGCCGGAGTAACTGAGCATCACGAGCTCCCCGGAGTATTTGACGTCTCCGCTGGCGTTCCCTTCGGGTCCGTAGGTCCAGGACGCGGATACCATCGTCCCAGCCTTGAAGACCGCGAAGAGGGGTGACATGAACTGATCGAGCTCACGAGACCACGGCCCGCCCATCGTGACCGTGCCACTCGCAAAGCCTGAGATGTATTGGCGGCTCGTCGCGCCGAACGTGGTGACATCCACCTCGTCGAGTTCGCGCGGCGGCTCCTGCGCGTTGCAGTATGTGCTGATGTCCGTCGGTGTCCCGGCAGAGCTGTCGAGCGTCACGACGGACAGTTTCGAGTGTGCTACGGCCATCGGTATGCTTCCCCGTCACCTCGACACCTTCCAGTCGTGTCTTCCAGATGGCTAACATTCGGCAGGCTGACACGTCTGGATGTCGTGCCCGGGTGGCCGCCCGTGCCTGCCGAACTTTGACTCACGCGAGATCGAGCCTCGCGTTGCATCCCCTACAGGTCGCCGCATGCGGCTCAGTGAATGACCCTCGTTCCTGTCGCGCGTCTTCGTTCAGTAACGCGCAGTAGTCATCCCGCACGCCTTCACAGCGCTCTAACTTCACCGGACGCAGCGTCGGCACCGAGGCCGCCATCTGCATCGAGACGGCATGACGAGCAGCAGCAATCTGCCCCTGCATCAGTGCTAACGTGGCCGTGAGCGCGTCGAGGTGTTTCAACAGGACGTCGCTCACTGCTTCACCCACACGTAAAACTCACCCACCAGTTCCCGCGTCTCGATCTTCTCGACGGATTTGACGAACACCTTGTGGCCGTCGTATTTCACGATGGACGTGGCATAGCCCGTCACCGCCAACGGCTGGAAGTTCAGCAGCGCCACGATCCGGCTGTGAATATTCAAGGCCTCGATGTCGCCCTGATACCGACTGTAGGTATAGATGCGGATGATGTTCCGCCACCCCAGCCCACTCACCGGCCCGCCGAACGTATGCCAGTCCTGTTCCCAGGCGTTGCTGATCAAGACGTGCGGATACGCCTGCCCCTCCGGAATGTCGTTGTGCACCGTCACCGTCGTCAGTTCGTCCGTGTCTGGGTCCTTCGTCAGCGACAACGTCGGCAAGACCGCATCGGCAGCCAGCACATCATAGATCGCCGTCTGGATCACCGCCGTCGCGCTCATATCGATAAGGCCTTCTCGGCCGCCTCGATCGCTTCCGTCATGTCCTTGAGAAACTGGTTGTGGAATTGTTCCGCCGTCGGCCGCATGTATGGATGATGGTTCGGGCTGAACTCCTCATACATCGCGACGTCGGCCAGCGTCGTGTCCGAGCCTGGCACGGCCGGCTGATTCGCATCGAGCAATCCGATCAGCACCAACTGCCCATAACGCCGATACGTGATGGCGTCACGGATGTGCGGCGCATTCTCGCCCACATGCACCTGAGCCTTGATCATCGCGGCCAGTTTGGCGCCGGACTTCTCGATGTGGCCTTCGATATGTCGCCGCATCTCCTTCGGCGCCTGCCGAATGAACTTGGTGAACGACCCGCCGACGTCTTCGAGCTCGATGCCGTTGGCCATTTACTGTGTGTTCGTCGCCGTCGCGCAGTGCGCCACGAGCGTCCTGTTCCTGAGATACGGGTTCTCGATCTGAAACACCTTCAACGTCTGCCCAGCCCTGCGGAGCCGAATCCCGACGCCGCTGAGAAAGCGATTTAGCAGGTCAGCCCTGAATTCGCCTTCCACTCCATAGAGCACGACGGCGTCGGTCTCATTCGGCACGATGGGGACTACCGTCACCTTCGTAAACCACTGCCCAAAATCCGTCCATGTCGGCTCACGACGCCCGCCCATCGTGTCCGTCACAGGCGTGGCGTATTGCAGGGTAAATTTCACCTGCCGCTCGCCGACTGTCGGCCATAACCGAGCTTGCGGTGGCGGCGTGATCATGACCGGACGCCAGGCGGGAAGACATGCTGAAGATGTCGGTCATGTTCAAAATCTAGCCTCCCTTTCACGACATTGCCGCACTGGGAATAGAATCCGAGCCGACGTAACTTGGTTGAGACTGCATCAGCGAATCGACGCTGACTTCGGCGCGGGTCGCCGCCCACATGCCCCAACACATTGACGATCGCTTGGCACTCATCGGCAGTCAGTTGAAGATCAAACGAGACGCCGTGAGGTGCCGCCAACGGTTGATCTGAACCACTGAGACACAATACGCACACACCCTGCGTAGAATGTTGCGGGCAATAGGATTTCCCACAGTCTGGGCACTCCGTCCACCCGCTTGTCTTGAACGGGTCAGCGGCCCACCGGCATCCAGACAAGCCGCTATCTGCCAGCAACACCGGAGTCGTCGCTGCGCACGCTCCACAGGTCGTCAATCCATAGCTCGTCATGCCAGTGGCGGATCCCGATACGGCCCCAACACCGCCCGCACCGCGGACGTCAACACCCCGCGCTGCTCCACTTTCTGCGCCTGTTGCGGATCATCTCCACGCTGGAAGTAGAGATCCCCGACCTGCAACAAGACCGCATGCTTCACGTCGAGCGGCACGGTATCGACCGTCCACGCGTCCATTTCGTCATTCCAGTCCGTGTCACGCCGACGGAGATACGCCGTCACGATCGCACAGGCCGCCAGCCGCTTGGCTTCGATGTCAAAGTCCTCGTCATCGATCGTCACGCGCAGGTGCGCCTTGACGTCCTCGAGCGTCACGACGTCAGACAGCGGCATGGGCCTCCACCTTCCGTCGCTTGGGGCGCAGACTCGTCTTCACGGCCTCAAGCACGTCGCCGACCGTCAGCCGATCCATCGCCGCCTGGCAATGCGCGCACGGATGCCACGACCCGCAGGGCGTGCGCTCATCCTGATCGACCAGACAGATCTGACCTGGATACCCGCCCATCACATCAGCATCCATGCAGCCGCCGAAGATCGTGACTTGCTTGATCCCGAGTGCCGCCGCAGCATGGCAGAGACCGCTTTCGGATCGCACGTAGAGATCGGCTTCCGCAATCAACCCGCAGGCGCCTCTGAATGAGGCATGTTCGTAATTGGCGCCAGGAATCAGGAACGGCCGCGACCCTTCGTGAATGTGTTGGACGAACGTGAGCTCAGGACACGCCTTCACCAGTGCCGTCCACCGTTCGATCGGCCAGGTGAAGTTGGGATGCTTGGTAAAGGGCTCGATGAGCACATACCGCCCATACGTCTTGCGCGTGCGCTCGCCGAGTTCGCGCTCGTCAGGAGTCAAGTAGAGCCGCGCGATATGGTCGCGGCAGTGGAAGTCTTTGTTGAACGTCCAGCCGGTGTCTTTCGTGAACGGATACACGATGTAGGGTCGGCAGTATTTCCCGTTCACAATGGGCCGCACCGGCTCACCCGCAGCAACATCCTGCGGGCTCGCGATGATCGGGTTGCCGTCCCACATCTCGTGCCAGCGCGGTTTGCCGTCGATGTCGACAATGGCAATACGCCTCGACGGATCAGCATCATAGAGGCGTTGCGCCTGTCCGGCAGCCACGATTTCGTCACCGAATCCCACGATCAATGCACCTGCGGAAAGACGAACAGAAAATCCCCGCCGCACTCCCACTGCTCACGCGCGCCCAAACTCTCAAGCAGTGTCAACGCGGCGCGTCCGTGTTGTCCGTAACGCTTCGACGTCCCATGCTTTTGTTCCACCAGCACCACAGGCCGGCAACGGGTCAAGGTCTCGCGAGCGCCCTCGAGCACGAAGACTTCATAGCCTTCACAGTCGATCTTGATAAAGTCAACCGCATCGAGCGCGAAGCTATCGAGCGTCCGCATCTCGACGGTCTCACCCTCGGCAATGCGGGTATTGCCAGAACTCTCTACGTCCACGCACAGCCCGACCGAGGCCTGACACGCGCCCAAGGCGTATGGATACAGCGTCGCCGTGGATTGCGGGATGTTGAGCCGCCAACAGTCGCGATGGACATCACGCGGTTCAAACGCGTGCAGCGCCGCAAATTGTTCCGCCATCCAATACGACCAGAGGCCGACATGGGCCCCGACATCCACCGCTGTCCGATACTGGCGGCAGGCGCGGATCGCCGCGACATACTTGTGATACTGGTAGGTCAAGCGTCCATCCACGCGGGCATTCAGCCGCCCCATCAGCCCCGTGAGGTGCGTTTCCCCGTCCGGCATCCACCAGTGCTCGAACTGGAACATCACGCGATCTCCGCATGGAACGCCGCCGGGAGTGTGAACCCCACGACCCGCGCGAACCGGGTCCAATCCACCGCATAGAGATCGCCTTCATGCCCTGGAACATCTGGCGTCCCCAGTGTGTAATGCACGATCGCCGGGTTGGGGTGGTCAGGGCTCACGCCCGCCAAATGATTCCAGCGCGCCGGTAATTCGCCGATCTGGTCGTCGCGCAGCCAGTTGAACGCGTGCAGCTCGCGGCCCGTCCAGGTGTTCAGCAGTTGCACCGTGAGCGCCCGGTTTGCGAGGTGCCCACAATTCCAGAGGATCACACTGCTCCAGTTCTTGCGCCGGTAGGCTTGCTGCACATGCCCGCGCTTCTTGGAGGCATCCTCCGGCATCGGTTCGTGCTGGACCACCATCACGGCCTTATCTGGGTCGGCAAGCTCGAAGAGGCTGTTGACGTCTGCCCGAAACAGCACGTCACCATCCGTGAACAATGCCCAACCCGTAAACTCACAGACTCGTGGCACCCAGAACCGAGCAATCGCGTGATCCGTGCTCATGGGCGCGTCAGAAATCTCGTCGAACAGTTGCCCACTCGGCAGCATCGTCGTCGGCCGCCGATACTCGGGGATGGACAGTCTCGAGATCCGCTCGACTCGGACTTGATTCCTGGAGGCGTAGCGGTGCAACGAATACTGAGCGACGTTCCACGCGAGATCCTCGGCAGGGTCGTAGCCGATAAACACGCGCAGGCCGGTCTTCGGAACTCTAGGCGGCATGGCGTCGCTCCTGCACTTGCAACCCACGCCACGCATCCCCCGCGAAGATCTCTCGGATGGTCCACTGGTTGTCCGCGAGGTTCCACAAGAATTGCTCTCGGTCGTCCGGGTAGAATGGCGATTCAATCTTCGACAGGTCAGTCAGGCCCATTCGGACACTGGCCGCAAACGGCGACAGCGTGAAGCACGGCACACCCGCAATCAGCCCATCGAGTGCCGCGGCACTGCTAAACACCACCACGGCCCAGGCATCATCCAAGTCTGTCGCGATTGCTTCAGCCGTCACCTTCCAACGGATTTTGACGGGCCGATCCGTATGCGTGGCGAGCTGCTCGCGCACCCCGATCAGCCAATCTTCGACATTCAACCCATGCAAGCCGAAATAGACGGCGGAATTTGGGCAGACGAGGATGTGTCGGCCGTCTTTCTTCCACGGCTGCACGGGTCGCTGAAAGATGCGGAAGCGATCCGGCGTCGCGCGCCCGTGCCCGTCGTGCTGCATGGCGTTCTTCGTGATCCGGAAATACTTGTGGCGGCCGAAGTAGCCGTGATCGCCCCAGTAGAACTCCCGCTTCATGGCCTGCGCTTTTCGCAGCAGCGGCCACACAGGCGGCGAGCCGAACGCGCACACCGGCCCATCGAAGAGATAGTCGATCTCGTCGGTAATGGTGCCCTTGCAACCCTTCGCGAAGGCGTAGGCAAACTTCGGCGCCGTCGTGCCGTGCGGGTCGTAATACGAGACCGGCGTCACGCCAAGGCCTCCTGAAGCGACACGCGCGGGAACGAATTCATCACCGTGAAGCGCGAGGCGTTCACGACCTGAACACCAGCCTCCTTGAGCGGCTGTTCGATCGTTTTGAACGCATGCAGAAACACCGGATACGGACTCGGCGTGTGCAGTGGGTGCGGCCCGAACCAGTTCTGATCGCCAGACTCGCCCGTCCACATATCAAACCCGAGCAAGACGATCCGCGTCCGGCCGGCGAGGTGATACGCCAGGTTCACCGCCTGATAGCCGGAGTTGTAGCCCGTGCGAAGCCCTGACGAGTCGAGCTCGAGGCCTTCTGCGCCCGTCTGCCGGATGACGTGAATGTCAGGCCAGAGTGCCCAGTTGACCGGCGCCTGATCTCCGGATTGCTCAATGGCATACTTCAGCCCGTCAAATTCAGGCACGCCGCGGAAGAAGCGCCACCACTTGTAATCCGCGGCATAGATGGCATCCGCCCACGGCGCAAGCCGATGCGCTTCCTTGATGGCGATAACCCGAGCCTTGTCTCGGCAGAAGTTCACGTCGGCAGGCGTCAGACTAGGACCGCCACCGAGGATGACGACTGTCTCCCCAGGCCACAGGCGCGGCACACGGACCACCGAATTAGCCGCCATAGACATCGTCACGAGCTGCCCCCAGCCCGCACCACAGGCAGCGTGGCAGGCGGCAGCGCATCCCTTAGATCGCGGCCGTCTCGGCCTTTCTTGACGACTAGCGTCCAGTCCTTCGAGCCGTCGCCTGGGGTCGCCGTCGTGGATGGCACGTTGCAGTGCCACTGCGAACCATCACGGGTGACACAGTCGCCCCGCTCGTAGGTATTGCCCGCCCGCCAGACGTCGCGGTAAATCTGGAACGGGAATGACATCCGCCCGAGCTCGCGCACCTGCCCGCCGCCTGACTTGCCACGGAATACCGCCGTGCGCTCGCGCTCTTGTTCGACGGTCAGATCGTCCAGGGTCATGCCGTCGGCACCGTCCCGCCCGTCACGTCCGTCTTTGCCGTCCTTGCCGGCTGGGCCGGGTGGACCTTGAATCAGCCCCTTGAGTTCAACGGCTGCGAGCCGGTCTTTGATCGGCCCGAGATCTTTGGCAATCGTCTCCAATAACCGGCCCGACTGGACCGCTGCGATCGATGGACGCGCGTGGGCCAGTTCTTCCTCAATGCTCTTTTGACGTTCCTGCAACGGAGCAATCCGCGCCTCCACGAGAGTCATATCTGGCACGGCCTTGGAATCAAACGTGATGACACGATCACGCGTCTCCAAGGCAATCACACGATCGCGGAGCCCGTCGAGCGGTTCCATGCGGGCATCTACAGCGGCGAGCCGCTCAAGCACTGGAGAGAGATCCACCGCCTCAGGACTTGGCGCAATGACTTCCGCCGCCTTGGACTCAACAACGGCCACGCGCTCGTGCAGCACCGTCAACGCATCTAGCGGGTGCTTCGTCTCAAGCGACGCGACGCGCTCTTGCAGCGTCGCTACGTGCATCAGCCGCTCGCGCAACTCGCCGAGCCCAGGATCTTCAGGGACAGGCATGGCGGCCTTTGTCTCCATTGCTACCACGCGGTCGCGCAGATCGCCCAGCACCCCGAGACGTGCTTCGGCCGAAATCACACGCGCGGTCACGTCCGCGAGGCCCTTGGTGATGTGCTCGCGCAAGACTGGGACGAGGCCTTGAATGACGGAGGCGAGCTCGGATTCAGTCACGCTGCCTCCTGCAATGCCACGGATAAGAGTTCGGCCGACTTCAGCCGCAACGCATCAGGCCCGAGCTGCTTCGGATCGGGTGTCAGCGCTGCCGGCGTCTCTGAGGGTGACGTCGGTGGCCGTCCTGGCAATTCACGTTCGGACAGCAACCGCAGCGGCCAGTTCTGTTCCTGCATATACGGCGTGTCGCCACCTGGCACCGGGCCGTAATTGAGCTTGTATCGGCCTTCGTTCGGCTTGACCACACCCGCACCGACACCGACCTTGATCGTCTCCATCATGGTTTGGTTGTCCATGCGGAGCAGGTTGTCGGTATCGAATTCGGCCCCATAGCCCGCGTCTTCGAGGCCGACCCCTTCATCGAGCAAGACTTCGATCTCTTCGATGTGCAACTGCAAACACTGCTGGTAATAGAGCTGCCAGATGGTCTGCGCGTTGTTGTAGGGCGGCTGCTCGCCGACGCCGACCATGAACCCCGGCACGTGATAGGTCGAGCAGATCTTGGCGTCTGACCAATCCAACTGTTTGATCAGTTCGGTGTCGACAGCCGTCATGGCCGTGGGCGTAAAGGTCAGCCCATCACCGAGAACCGCCACCTTGCCCACATTGGCCCCGGTATAGTTCGCGTCCCAGTAAGCTTTGAGCCGATCGGCCGTCTCCTGGTTGATCGCGCCTGGAGCTGACAACACACCGCTCGGGCTCGACCCGTTGGAGAACAGGTTCGTCTGGTTGCTCTGAATGCGTAGCCCCTGCATGGCCGCCACACCCGACGCGAAGATTGGCGACATCCCGATCAGCGGGTGATAGATCGCATTCATCCGGTCGTGAATGATTTCGCTCGCCGGCACCACCGTCTGATCGAATTTCAGCCCTGAGAGATCATCGCGCTGGAGTTGGTAATAGACCGCCTGATCGGGTGACACCAACGGCTGGACACGCCCGGGATCCAAGATATACAAGCCCGTCACGAGGCCACGCTGGTCGCGCTGCTTGAGCACGTACGTGTTCCCGCGAATCAGCTTGGAATACATCCAGTTCTGGTAGAACTGAATGCGCGTCTGGTAATGATTCGGCTTTCGGAGCACCGACCAGAACGGCGACTCCCGACGAACGACATTCCACACACCATAGGTGTCCTCTTCTACGAGCCTGACGCAGTTCTTCGCAATATCACCCGCGATGAGCGTGATGCAGGCCCAAGCCGTGGGATGCGACAACACATCCTCAACCGACACCGTCACGTTCGATTGCCAGGCTCCGGTAAAGCTTTCGCGGATCCACGGCCACCACGACGCGCGGCTCGAGGAAATCGGCGACAGTTGCGGGAGCGCCTTCGTGCGCGTGATAGTGATCCCGAGGATCTTCACTGGACGTGGATCGTCGTGGCCGTATGCACGGCCCGCTTCGGTGGGGTGTCGGGCACCGCAAACTTCAACAACACGATCGTCTCAACCATGTCTTCGTGTGCGAGGTAACAGTCGCCTTCGTCCTGCGGCTTGCCTTCGTAGGTGTGCCACCGCAGGGCCTTCATCCAGACGGTGGCATCCTTGCCGTTCTTCTTCGCCATAGTCGATAGGCCGGGGCGCCAGAGGTGGACCAGCGCCCCGGCGGCACCCTAGACGTAGGTCGCTGTCGTGTAGACGACCGCAGTCGTGCGGGCGCGCTTCCAGTTGATGAACCGCTCGGCACGGAGGCCGATCAGGTTCGCCTGCCAGAGTGAGACATACACCGAGGCTGCCGAGATCGGAGACGTCGGGGTCGTGTTCATTTCGACCGTCGCTTCGCGAGAGACGTCGATGTTCACGCCACCGTCATCGGCAAACAGGATCGATGGCGTGTGGACCGTGGCGACCACGTTGCCCGCGCTCTGGCTGGTCACGACGGGAATGCCACCGGTCGGGCCGCCGAGAATCGAGCCGCCCTTCGCGCCCAGGTTCGGGTTGACGAGGACGCCATTCGACGTCAACGCCATCGACAGCGCAAACGCGTTGGCTTCCGACATGACGAAGACCAACTCCGAGAGCATGTAGTTGTTCTGCGTCATCAACGTCACGCCCTTCTTCAAGTCGGTGCGTGCGTTGTCAGCCGAGGTGCCAGCCGTGGCATAACCGTTCGCCAAGTTGGTAATGCTAGCTGGCGAGACGTTGGTGACGGCAGCAACGGTCGGATCGATGAACTGCTGGTCCAAATACTGCGCCATACCCTTGAGCATGTCGTTGCGGACGGTCGCTTCGGCCGAAGGGTTCGAGACCTTAGCCAATTCCTCGGAAATGACGATGATGCCGGCGGCCTTCGCCACACCGACCGTGATGCTGGCAAACTGCAGGTTGCCCACCGGCTTCGGCGCACCCTCACCGACCCACGCGTAAGTTCCGCCTCCGGTCTGAATCGGGATGGAAATGTTGAAGGGCACCTGACGCAGCCCGGGAACCTTGCCGATCAGCGTCGACGGCCGGAGCATCTCGAGGAATTCGTCCTGCATCGGACGGGCAACCGCCAGCGGTGCGGCCCATGCGGGTTCAGCGATCGTCCCTGGGTTGACAGCGGCTTTCAGCGCGAGCGCGACTTCCGGTGTCTGGTCCATCCAGACCTTGTTGCTCTCCACATAGCGGATCGCATCGGACAAGCTGTTCTTGCCGATGATCTTCGCCATGATGAAGCGCGTAAACGCCGTGCCCTTGGGGATGTTCGGCTTGACCTGGACCACGGACACCCCACCGCGCAACTCAGAGGCAGCAACGGCATCGGTCGTCTTCGTCACGACCGTCGCATTCGCCAGGTTGACCTTCTCAAGGTCATGCAGGCGCACGAGGTGTGCGTCGATGGACTTGAGCTCGCCAACAAGCGTGTCGTATTCCTCGGTTTCGGCAGTGTCCAGCGTGACGTGTTTGTCGGCCGCGGTGGACATCAGGTCGTTGATGCGGGCCGACTTCGCGGCGCGCGTGTTCTCAAACGCAGCAATCTGATCGATGACAGTATTAGCCATGGCACGAGCGGCCTTATCCGCTCTGACAACGGGTAGGCCTGAAGCGCCAGGCGAGGGTGAATGGCCAGTCGCGGCCAGATCAGCGGCATCGATCGACTTGATGACCGACAGCGTCGCGTCTTGATTCGCAGGAACGGTAACCAGTGACAGCTCGAGAATTTCAGTTTCGATGAACCGGAGGCCGCCAGACTTCAGCGGCTCAATCGCGTCTTCAAAGGCACGAAAGCCAATCGACACGCCACGAATCAGGCCAGCCTTAACGCTGTCCCAGGCTTCGTTGACCCGATCGCGGACAACGCCCGGCGTGTCGATGACTGGTAGTTCGGCCTCGAAATCAATGCCTTTGGTCGTCGGCTTCTTGAACCGTGCGACCCCAACCGGCCATTTCTTTTCGTGATGGAGCAGGAGAGGCAGTTCTGGAGCGAACTTGGCGCCTAACGGTTCGACGATGTCCCCGGTGCGATCCGGTGTCGGCGTCGTGGCCGTGCCGCGGACGATCCGCCGTTCGTCGTCAACCGATTTGATGTGGAAGAGCGAATAGGCGCGATACACCGCCTGTCACTGTGCGGTGTCTAGCGAGACTCGTCTATTTTAGGTTTCTAAATGGTAGGATCCGGCCGTGCGTCTAATCTACTGGTTCGCCCCGCGGTGGTATGTGTGGATCCACTACCAATGGCCTTTTATCACCGTCAGAAGCGGCCGGAACTGGTTCGGCGGGTTTCGCTTCAACGACCCACGCGATCTATAACGCCCCGCCGCGCTCGTCTTTCAACAGCCGGACGAGCCCGCGGCGAATAACATCCTGAATCGACTCCCCGTTTTTTCGCACACGGTAGGCGTCGTCGTAGACCTTCGCCGGCAGCTTTAGGTGGACGGCCGCTGACGGTGACTCCGGATCCAGCGCGGGACGGCCTGGGCGCTCAGCCATTGGCCACAAGCCTCACCTGTGCCCCGAGATACCCGCCCCGATGCCGCACTGCAAATTCTGCCCGACTAAACCCGATGACTTCCGCCACGGCCACAGCAATCGCGTCGCTGATTGCCAGCATCACCGCGGACGATGCGGACGGTGTCAGCCCGAGCGGACACGGCTCCTCGACAACGCCCATATCCAGCACGAGATCCACCAGCTCCCGTAACGGCGCGTCCGGATGCGAGGTGATGCCGATGATCGTTGCCACGCCCAACCGACGGGCGGACGCAATCGCCTCGAGCACTTCGGCCGTCTTGCCGCTGGTGGAGTAGGCAATCAGCACATCGCGAGACGTCAGCACGCCAAGATCGCCATGTGCCGCTTCTCCTGGATGCAGGAACACAGCAGGCGTCCCTGTGGCGCAGAGCGTGGCGGCCATCTTCTGGGCAATCAGGCCCGCCTTGCCCATGCCCATCGTCACAACCTTGCCTTCACAAGCTGCAAGGGCATCGACGGCCCGTTCGTAGACTGGCGTCAACTGGACGGAGGCAATCGCCTGCGACTCTGACAGGATCACGTGGGCGATCCGTTCGAGGACTCTCACCGCTTCTTCACCAGTTTGATATCCCCTAAGCCGCGACGAATCACTACCGCGGCGTCTTTTGTGCTTTTACGGGTGAACTCGTCGCTCAGCCTCACCCGCTTGATCGCGTTGCCGATCCGCTCGAGGACTCTCATACACACCACGGCCTAGAAGTCGCCAGAGCCCCATCCGTGAGCTGCTGCGGGTCTTTCTCGGTACCACCGGCAGCGGCGAGCAACACATTCTGGGCTGCGTGCAATCGACTGCGGGCGGCCTTAAATGCCTCCGTCGCGGCAGTTACCGCAATCTGGGCCTCTCGCACCACACGACCTGCGGCTTCGTATTCCTGGTTCGCCACACGAACCGCGTCAGCCGCCTGCATCAGCGCGTGGTCTGCTTTCGCCGAGGTCATCGGCCGAACACCATGATCTGGTATTGCGTCGGCTTCTTGCTGTTGTTGCGGTCCATGCGATCGACGGCCATCACCAACGCGGCCACGCCGTCGATCTTTTCAGTCGACACCTTCTTCGAGATCTTCAGATTGCCAGTCGCGTCCTGTTCCACGGCCACATTCCCGATGCACCAGCGCAATACCGGATGCCCGTCATGGCGGAGCGTCTTCGACAGAACGGCTTTCTCAATCGACTTCGTAGGCGCCGACAACGACGCGAACCCCTGCCGCATCGGGACGCATTTAAAGCCGTCCTGTTCGCTCAGCCGTGTCACCAGATCCGTTGCGTTCCACGGGTCGTAGGCGATTTCTTTGATGTCGAACTCGGCGGCCCAGTCTTTCAAATGCTCCCGAACGGCCTCGTAATCCACGACGTTCCCTGGCGTGGCTGCCAGGAAACCATGGCTCAACCATTGCTCGTATGGCACACGGTCGCGGTGTGATCGCTCTCTGATGTTGTCCTTCGGGCAGAAGAACTGCGCTAGAACATCAAACCCGTCATCGTCAGGGAACACCGCCACGGCAGCCGTGAGATCCTTCGTCGAACTGAGGTCAAGCCCGACGTAACAGGGCCTCCCTTTAAGCCGCCGCCGATACTCGTGTCGCGTCACGCCGCCACCGCGCAGCAGGCATCCCACGCCGGCAGCGGTAACCAGCGATCCGCCTGCTCCGTCCACTGGTTCAAATAGAGCCGCCTGAACGTGTTCTCCAGGGCCGGAATTTCCTTGGCTCGAGCACAGACCGTCCGCATTTCCGAGAGACTGCGGAAATCCCCTAAC